GGACCGGCCCCGCCATAGTAGTAAGTTTTTCGCTTATAAGTTTTCTTTGGACGTCAGTTAACTGAGAGGCGTCTAGCCCTATTGCTTTTGCGGCAGCATTTATTACTCCATTTACCGCCGCAGAGTTCTGTGCCGTAAGAGTAGTCTGGTTAGAAGGTAGGTTGCTAAACAATCCTTCGGTTAGATAGTGGTCGTACGCCTCTTCTTTAGTTATACCGTTCTGCTCGGCATAGAACTCAGCGTCAAAATCAGGGCTTATGTTTTCAACTGTGGCTTGGTTAATACCGGCAAACGCAGGCGCTAAAGCCTCGTTAAGTTCTTGAGTGGACTCCGCTAACGTAGCGTAAGTCTCAGTGTAATTATCTACGGCTGTTTGATAGTCCACAGCAGTGCTGTCATATAAAGGGTTTAACACCTCTAATCTAGGGGCAAGCTCGTTAGTTACTAAACTCTCAAACTGTCTTTGATAGTCGTCTCTAGCATCTTCAGCGCGTTCTAACCTCTCTTGTTCGCTTCTGGACATACGTGTTCTACCATCAGAACCTTGTAGCAGGCGCGTCGGTATATCTGTTAAACGAGCAAGTTCTTCAGACCCTTCTTTAATCTGTTGGGCAATGTCGTTTATCTCATCTACAACGGCAGTATGCGCATCTACGGCTCCTTCTACCAATAGACCTTGGTCGTTTAAAGTTGCAAACTTGCCCGTTACTCTGTCCCATGCGTCTCCAAACTCTTGTTGGAATGTACCCTCGTTTAGAGCCTTTATACTCGAAGAACCAATCTGTCTGGCCAGACTAATCATAAATGCTTCTGACACGTCTCCTTCAGTCATAGCGACATTCAGGGCATTTTGTACGGATATAGTCAGCATCTTGGTATTAAACAGAGCGTTATCGTCGCCTACATAGTCCCCTACGAGGTCTGACACTACTTGCGTGGTAACAACCGCAGACGAGATTATGCCCGCCATACGTCTTTCGTTGATCTCTCCAGTAGCTAGCTGGTCAGAAACACCCTGCTGCACTAAATCTCTAACTATACTACCTACGGACTGGGATTCGTTTATGTCTGGAGTGTTAGGATCGTCTTCTCTAAACCCACCTAACTCTTCTAGTTTGTCTAGTGCCCCGCCTGTACGGGCATTTACTTCCCCAAGGACTCTACCAACTCCGACACTCATACCCCCCGACAAAAATGCGTCCAAAGGGTCTTGTCCCGTTATAACTGCTCCGATAGCTTCTTTAGTACCTGCGGTAACTGCTTCGGTTACAAACGCACTTACAGCTTCATTGGATATTACGCTACCCACGGACTCCCCAACTCCCGCTGCAAATTCTCCCGCTATATCTCCAGCTTGCATAGATACATACGATACGGCAGCAGCTTTTAAAGCATCACCAATATTACCGCCTTCATCTATGGCATCTGCGCCCTCAATTAAAGGTATGGCCCACGCAGCTTGTCCCGTCATAACGGCAACAGCTTTAAGTATGGCTTTTACAGGATCGTCAATGATTGCCTGTATCTGAGCTTCTGCAAACTTAATAACAGGTTGAAAGATTTCGTCGTCTAACCAAGAACCTACGTCTTTTATGGGTTCCCAAATTTCATCGTCGATCCAACGTCCTATGTCTTTAATGGCGTCTACTACAAAACTCATACTAAGACTCCATCTCAGGTATTAGCACGAACACCGCGTACTTATCGTCTTCGGTAATACCTACATGGATATTGCCTCCAGTAGGAGTAATTAAATCTTTTAGTTCTTTTAGTACAGGCATTAACTTCTCACCGTAAGATTTATCAAATTGCACGACATAATGCGTTATACCTTTTTCTTGTAGGTACTCTACATACTGCAACATGTTAGCGACAAAGTTTTCGGCGGTGTCCACGTTAAACACTCTGCCCATCATCTTAGTGCCACCCTCACGGCTGTGCCCACCGAATACTGTGTTACCAAATTGCACAACGCTAGCGTTAGGCATGGCTAATTCTTGCGCTACGGATACCATAGCGGCTTTTATAGGAATGTCTCCCGTACCTACGCCTTCAGCGAAACGCATGAGTACTTCGTACCTAGGAAGTTTTTTCTTCTTGCTGTCGTAAGTCTTCATAGGTGCCCTATGTAATTTCTAATATGCTGGCTACTACATGCAGTCTATTGGCGGTAGTCGCGGTTACCTTTAACACTTCCGTGGCCTGCATAACCAGAGGTTCACTCAATAGCTCTACCGTAAGACTAGCCCCAATCACTGCACGGGTAAACAGTGTGTATACATTTGAGCCGTTTGTTAGTGTAACCTTGATTGAGTCTGGGGTAGTAGTTATCGCAGCTACTAGTATAGACTTAACAATTACCTCTGTAGCTGCGGGGCAGGTGTATAACGTAGTTACATTTGCACTAGTAAGAGCTGCTTTACCATTTACGTATTTGTTTGCCATTAGCTCATATACCAAGTAAAAGATTGTTGGTCGGCAGCTTCTGCTTGCTGGGCAAGCGCAGCATTTCGTAGGGCGTTATCTAACTGATTAAAGTAGATACGCAGCACTTTGTTAAACTCTTCAAACGACTCTTGGTCGTATGCCTGCGGAGGGAACGGCAAGGCAGGAGCGCGGAAAGGTACATTGTACCTAGTATTGTCTACAGCCATTACCGTCTCCCGTCTGCTCGCATATCTATACGTGGGCTACCCAACTGCCAAGTAACTCCAATCTCGCTAGATTCTACCTTTATAGCAAGCTGGCGTCCACGTACGCGTGTGAATATCTGCCCTGTGAACTGCTCTACTGGTAACGTAGCAGTGCGCGTAATCCCTCCACTATTAGAGCCTCCTACAGAGGCTGGGTCATTATACCCCGAACCTGAGTTTTGTAAGGGCAACAACGTCATGGTAGCCATAGGAGAGCCTACTTCAGAGCCGTCAAACGTAATGTCCGGCAGTATGCGCCAGATAAAGGCAAACTGATGCCCGTCTTCCAGATCAAACTGTGCAGAGGATACGTACGCAGGTATAGCCGCAGTGACTGCTGTTTCGTTGTCGTCAACACCCTGCTCGTGATTAACCAAGTTGTTGCTGTACGTAGCAGCTAGTGGGTAGTTTCTTAACCCTGAATCAAGCCATGCAGTGCGGCTCATAGTACCGTAGTACCATACCTGCTCTAGGTAGTTGTACACCACATACCTGTCTGACACGTTAGAGTCTGTAGAACAATACCACCACCAAATTTCGTGGTAAGACTCGTTAGTCCCTGCAAACACCTGCTCGTACTGCTCTGTATTAAAATCGTTGAATATAAACTTGCGTAAGTCGCACTGTAAAGGTTGAGTACGGCCATCGTACATGTAGAACTTGTCCTTACCCATCCAGTAAGCCACGCCGTTAGCGTAGGCCACAGCGTTTTGTGCAGCGATAGAGATGTTCTCACCGACTAACTGTGCAGTCCACACAGCGGGGGCACCAACGTACTGTAACGCGTATAGGGCAGAGTCAGTCCATACTAGTACTTCTTGACGTGCTTGTTTAGCAGCAACGATCTGTGTGCCGTTAGATAGGATAAGGTCGCCCGCTTGGTTAGTCGCGCTAGGTGACCAGTTAGTAGCGTCTTCTTGGTCTGACCAACGAATAAGCATAGGGTTAGGCTGGGAAGAACCGAGGTCGTTAGCACCGAAAGCAAATACAAACCGATTAACGTCTGACACGAGGATTAGCTTCTGTGACGTTGGTACTTCCGTACCTGTAAGAGCTACTGCCCTAGTGGTTAGCCCGTTTGTGGCATCCCAGCGGTATATAGAGCCATCACGCGGCCCGAAGATAAGGTCTTCACCGAAGTTAGCTTGGCTCCACAGGCGAATAGAGTCAGTAGATGTAACACCAACCCCCCATGTGCCCGAACCCCAGCTACTTGCGCCCCAACCTACTAAGGGAACAACAAACGCAGGGCCAATGTTAATCTGGTATGCAGCCGTTACTGTACCACCACCTGTAGCACTAGAACTTGCATTAGTGCCCGCATCAATCGTATACACGTTAGAAGTAGTAGTTTCAGTTAGCTGATACTCGGCGTTTAGAGTGAGACCCCCTACAGCACTTGCACCACTAAACGTAACAAAATCCCCGTCAGAGTACCCGCCGTTAGCGTCAGTAACTTCTACTATGGGAGAGCCGTTAGTAGTCTCAAACGGGTTAGTCAGGGTTACAGTAGCACGTAATGGTGTGATGTCATTGTAAGCGCCGCCGTTCTCGATGTAGAACTTTAGGTTAGTGCCTACGCCGATCAGGTTCTGACTACCTAGGGTAACCCAGTTCCATAAAGAGCGGCATACGCCTAGGAATGTAGTAGCTGATATACGCTGCCACCCACCAATCTTTTCCGGCGTACCTTGGCGAAACCGTATCTTATCGCAGTCGTACCAGCCACCCTCGCTAGTGTACCGAGTGTTTTCGCGGTTAATTCCGGGCTTTAGTATTAGTTTTTTAAGTGGCATGGTTTACCTGCTAGTAGCACCAACACATTGGCTCAGTCTTGCGAGTATCAACGTGTACAAAAGTTTTAGCTACACCTACGGACATTCCCATAGCTGACGCATGTTTTACTATAGCTAGGCGTTGTGCGCCTCCAGATACTTTAATATCAGCGGCTATGCCTTGTGCATGAGTTCCTAATTTTTTACCTGCTGCAACCTTTGCAGCTTCTATACTATGGCTGGGGTCTCTGTAACCAGACATGACAATGAACGGAAACCCACAATCTCCTCGAAGGGCATCGAGTTTCTTTAGGAAATAATCACACATCTCGTTGTTGCCCGTCTCTTGACAGTCAAAATCTGATCGTTCAAAGTATTCCATTTCTATATTACCCTAAATAGTTTTAAAAATATGTATATCGCAAGGGGCAAAATAACTATCCCTCCCGTGCCCCAGAGTAGGGTTGCCCATAAAAGAGCTAGATTGTCTGCTATTTTTTTCTTACGTACCCGCTCCGCCTTATCTCTATTTCTCTTACATTCCGCCTGAAACTGGAGCCAGTCACTGTGCATGTTCGCACGGCCCGCATAGATCATTTGCTCTTTAAGCCATTCCTCCTGCTCCTTGATCTTCTCAAGTTGCATG